TCTACAGCATCTATCTCTAATCTTACTGCAAATATGTCTAAGGTATCTGGCTCTACAACTACGGCGACGACATCAATAGACAAGTTGGTAAAGGCTCTTGATTTGATGAATAAGAACATGAAATCATCGTCTGGTGGTAGCAGTAAGAAAAAAGAACTTGAAACTTTAGACGAGGCACTTCGAAGAAATGCGGACTCTATAGATACTTTACAACAAAAAATAAAAGCTATAGAAAGTGCTAAGAAAATACTCTCATTTTCTACAGAAAGCGCATCTATATCAAAAGCAAATGTTGAACTAGGGAAACTAAAAGCCACACTTAAAGCATTTCAAACAATTACTACAGGCAAAAAGAATCTAAGTAGTCTTATGACGATGGATACTAGCTCTATAAATGATATGCAAACTAAGATTTCATTATTAGAGAAGTATAGAACTGGAATGGATATTACATCAAGTAATGGTGCAAAGAATAACGCCTTGATACTTGCTCAAATCACTAAATTAAAAGAAACTATAAAAGCCTTGAACTCTACTACTACAGCATCTAAAACATCAAAAGAAGTTGCAGGAATGAGTGAAGAATCTATAAATCAAATTAATGTAAAATTAAAAGAATACAAACGATTACGTGATGCTGTTAGTGTCACAAAATTACATTCTGATGGAGGTACAGAAGTTGACAATTACAATAAAAAAATAGTTGCATTAACAGAAAAAGTTAAAAAACTAAAAGAAATAGAATCTAAACAAACCGTAGTAAGTATAAGTAGTCTCACAAACACGAGTGACTTAAACACTTATGCAAAAAGAGAAGCTAGACTAAATGCTATTAATAAGGCAATCAAGAACCTAGACGAAACAGATAAACACTATAATGCTAATTTAGCAAAATTAGTAAAGACACAACAAGAATTAAATTCTAAAAACTCTAAATATAATGGATTAGTAAAGACTACACAAACAAACACTAAACGATTATTCTCTATTACCCAACAGTTGCAGAGACAGCTTGGTTTTATGTTTGGTGTCGCCGCTCTAGCTAGGTATTCTAAAGCACTTATTAGGACTACAGGTAACTTCCAATTACAACATGTAGCTTTGGCCGCTATTCTTAAGGATGGTGACAAAGCAGATTTGATGTTTACCAAATTACAAGGATTAGCAATTAAATCACCTTTCCAATTCCAACAATTGGCGACATATACAAAGCAGTTGGCTGCATTCCAATTTGAAGCTAAAGATTTGTATAAGACAATGAAGATGCTTGGTGACATCTCTGCGGGTGTTGGTGTTAGTATGGATAGGTTAATTCTTGCTCTTGGACAGGTTAAAGCAGCAAACTATTTACGTGGTACAGAGTTGAGACAGTTTACAGAAGCGGGTATTAATATTTTAGGCTTGCTTGCTGATAAATATACAGAACTACAAGGAAAGGCTGTAACTACAGCAGACGTAATGTCTATGGTGTCTAAGCGTATGGTAGGTTATGCAGATGTATATAGTGTATTAAGTAAATTGACAGAAGATGGAGGTATGTTTTTTAATGCGCAGGCTATACAAGCAGAAACTTTAGCAGGTAAATTATCTAACTTACAAGACAACTTGGATATTATGTATAACAAACTAGGAACTCAATCTCTTGGTTTCGTGATGCCTATGCTTAACGGTGTGATTACTTTAACTCAAAACTTTAGAGTATTGTTGCCTATAGTTGAAGGTGTTACCGCAGCGATGTTTGTTATGCACTTAACTAGTTTAAAACTTAGTAAATCTGCTATTCGAGAAGCTATTGGAGATGAAGTTAAGATGAACAACTTGAGTCGATTAGAAAGAATGTATTATAGGGTAAATAAAGCTAAATTAACAGCGCAAGCAAGTGGTAATGCTTCTATTGGTATGGGTGCTTGGGGAATAGCAGGAATTACTGTCGGAGCAGTTCTTGCAGTCGTTAGTGCTTATAGACAACTAAATCTAGCATATAAAGAATCTATAGAAATCTTCGAAAGTATATATAATATAACAGACAAACAATACGAACAATTAAAAGAAACCATTTCAAAATATAAAGAGATAGAAGAGGAAACAAAGAAAAAAAAAGAAAATGTTGAGGGTCTTTCTAGTGCAGAAATAATCTCTAAACAAAATGGACTAGAGCAAGATAAATTAAATATTTTAACAGAAATTGAAACTAAATACGCAGATATTAATGATAGACTAAACGAAAACTTAACAATAGGAGAAAGAATTAAGGCTCTTGAAGATATCAATAACATGGTCTCACAACTATCTGTTATATCTATTAAAAATGCTGACTATTTCGACCCTATAGGCTCAAACACTATGGCAGAAGAAATAGATAAACTAAATGAAAGAAATCTAGATGTTAAAAAGTCAACAAAAGAACTTACAACAACATTCACTATTTTAAAAAATTTATTGACACAAAATTGGGAGACTACTGGATTGGAGCAATACAAAAGAAGTTTAGATTTGTTAAATAAATCAGAAATAGATGGTTCAGAAAATACGATACGTAATTTAGAGATAATGCAATACATAATTAATGACGATGATTTTGTAAGCAAAAAAATAAAAGATGTAACGAAGAGCATAAAAAATTTATATAAAGCAGAACACATAGGAAGTTTAGGGACTAATAATTTCCAATTTACAGAGATAGGAGAAAACTTAGACGACTTTGTTACTTTGTATAAAGATGAGTATAAAGTTGCACAACAAATGTTTAACAGTACAGACGAATCAACCAAAAAGACCGTATCTAATTTAGGGATAGCTATAGAAAGTATTATTAAACAAATAAAAGAGGATTTAGACCCCGCAGCAAAACAAATGCTGAAAGATTTTGTAGCACAAAAATACAATATTACTATTTATGCTGACATAGAAAGTAAAGATGGTAACAAAAAAGACCCAATAACTGGCTTTAGAAAACGTGTTAATGATTACTTAGCAGAACATCCACTAGCATTAAATATGTTTATTAATGCAGTTGACCCTAAAGAGTTTAAAGACTTAAAAGAGTTCGTTGATGAATTAGGTGGAGGGTTACAATTTTCTTCTATGGAAGACGATAGAGGTAAATATTATGAAGAACTTAAAAAGAAAATAAAATCAGTAGAAGAAGAAATTTTTAAATTATCTACAGCAGAAAAAGATAGATTTGATAATACCGCAAACGAAAAGCAATTAAAGATGTTCAAGGAAACTCTTGCTAATTTACAGTTATTTAGGAAACTGTTTTTTGGTAATGCGGACGACAATAAAACAACTTCTACAAACAAAAAACTTACTGAACGTATAGCTTTGATTAAAGAAGCACAAGACAAGTACCAAAAATTGTTAGATGTATATAACTCTGACGAAGCAACAGATATTGTTCGTGATTCGTTTAAAGACGCATATATTGAACTCGATATGGATAAGTTATTAAAATTAGATTGGACGGATGTTAATGTAACTGAACAATTTAAGATGCTAATTACAGAGGGATTGAATGATGCAGGTAAAGAGGGAGTTAGAAAAATAAACAAAGAAATAGCTGAAAATAATGCTACTATAACATTTAATGTACGTGTTGAGAAAGTAGAAGAAGCAAAAAAACGACTAGAAGATTTAGTTGATGCATACAAATTATCAACAGAATTAGAGAATATAGAGGCTACGGGTATTGATTTACAAACAATGTTAGGAGTCGATACGGTAAGTTTATCCGACCTAAAGGACTCTTTGGATTATGTAGAAAAGATGATGAATAGTTACGGTGGCAAATGGAAAGATGTTTATAAAGATATGTCAGATAAAATTGGAGATATAGAATCCGAACGTCTTAAAAAGGCGGCTACAGATTACAATACTTATCTAAAAACTATTCTTGGTGAAGCGGGTCAAATTGCAGAGAAGTATAAAAAAGAAGGAGAAACAATAGATATTCTTGTTGATATGGGTAAAATATCAAAAAGCGAAAAAGATGTTTATGATTATTTCGCAAACATAAAAAAATCAAGTGAGTTGAATAAAATTGAGTGGGATGATATGATGAACACACCTCAAATGATTGATGCTTTCTCTAATTCAGAAAGATATATTACAGAGGGTATGGGTGATATGATTAAAACACTAGAAGAATTTAAAAAGAATAATTCTGCTTCAATGGAATTTACCGATTTGCGTTCTTTAAATTCGCAAATACAAGAACTTAAAGATAAACTCAAAGACTTGAAAAGCCTCACTTGGTCTGGATTAATTGATAAAGCTAAGTCTGATTATAAAACATTATTTGGTGACTGGAGAGGAGAGGCTGAAAAGTTGAAAGCAGAAATAAAAACTATTCAAGATAAGAAGCTATCTATTGAAACTGAAATAGAGATTACAGCGACACAAGGGAAAACTATAAAAGAGGAAATAGAAGAAGCAGTTAAATCTGTATCTGGAGAAGAATTGTACTTGGATGGATTTTTTGAACAATTTAAAAAAGATTTTAAGACAAACTTTAAAGATTTATCAATAGATGACATGAGTGCAGGTTTGGCAGATGCATCAAAGAGTGGTAATTACACTACATCTGATTTGGACTTAGTGAAATTATATATCGAAGGTCAAAAAACAATAATAGAATTAAAGAGAAAACTTGCAAAGGCGAACGCAGATTTAGCACAAGAAACTAAAATAGCTTCCGAAGTAACAACAGAATTAACAACAAAACAAACAGAACTAGTTGACCTCGTGAATAAAGTAAACAAGGCTATAGAAGGTCTAGGTGAGGGTACTAAAAAGATAAAAGAAGGTGTAGAAGGATTAAAATCTATAGTAGATTCAGTCAAACAAAACATGCAAGACTTAAGAGAATTACAAATGGCAATCGGAGGCGAATCTATAATAGGACAAGACGATGTATCGTTCGTAGAAGATTTTAGTTCCGCTCTCGGCTTCGTTATAAATGGTTTTGCTACAATAGTTATTATGATACCATTGATTCAAGCAGGATTGGCATCTCTAGGATTGACTTTGGCTACCATAGCCGCTCCTATGGCTATATTAGTTGGGATTGCATCTGCTATAGGGGTTGTATTTGCCTTAGCTAAAAAACACGATAGGGATTTAGAAAATTCAATACAAAGTTTGCAATCACAAGTTGATGATTTGACTGATTCATATGATAATCTTAAAGACTCTTTAGATAGGGCTTTTAGATTGGATAATATAAGGAAGTACGACAAAGAGATGGAAACAAATCTTAAAAAGCAAGCCGATGATTACAAACGAATGGCGGCCGCAGAGGACGCTAAAAAGAATACAGACCAAGAAAAAAGAGATGAATATATTAAAAAAGCAGAAGAGGCACAAGAGAAAATAGTAGAACAACAAATTGAATTAATGCAGAGATTTGGGGAACTTGACTTGTCTTCTGCTATTGATGATTTTACTAGTTCGTTTGCCGATGCTTATTATGCTGGAGAAAGTACATTTGATGCTTTGGAAGATAAGTTTAATGAATTTATACAGAATGTAGTAAACAAACAAGCGGCTACTAAGATTATGGGTGCTTTCCTTGACCCTATGAATAAAGAACTTGATAGAGCCTTAGATGATTTATCTATAACTCCAGAGGAAATGGCTAGCATTCAATCCTTAGCCATGAAAGCTATAGGCGATAGCAATACAGCACTACAACAATTTTATGAGTCTATGGGGCAAGTATCGGGCATTACAGACGACACATTGAGTTCTCTTCAAAAAGGGATACAAGGCTTAACAGAAGAAACGGGTGAAGCTTTAGAGGCATTAATGAATGCTATGAGAATGGATTTATACTCTACAGCGCAATCAACATCAAGGTTACAACTTATATTTTCTTCAAATGATTCGAACGTGAACCCTATATTAAATGAAATACGTAATACAAACAACTTACTAGGAATGATTTACAGTAGTATTAACTCGGTCATTGCAAGTGGTCACCAAAAAGGTGGTGATGGAATAAAGGCTTTTATCTAAAAAGTATATATATAAAAAGAAAGGACCGTGCTATTAATTAGTACGGTCCTTTTGTTTTATTTAAGATACTCAATGAGTTCATTATATTCATCTAATAACATCTTCTCAACATAATAGCTATATTTCTTATAGCTATATCTTATTGTTCGTTTATCCCTTAATAAAACCCTACTCAAACAAGCATAAGAGAAATGGTTCTTTTGAATCATATAAGTTATATATAATCCTTTTATTTGGTGTATAAAGTCATTTCTGAATATAGGTAATAATAATTCCTCTTTAGTAATTAAGTATTTTCTACAAATCAAACAAAGACACCTTTCCGCCTCCCTTAAGTCTCCTTCTGTTAATTCATTTACTGCTATCATAGCTTATTTTTATGTGTTAATACGACAAAGATAAGCAAATAATTACAATTAACATAATTTATAACCATAAATATGTAATAAATTATAAATTTAGTTGTTTTATTTTATCTTTTGATGATATTTGGGTGTTCCATCTTTGTAGAGTTCAACCATTCATTTTTAAAACTTTCTATATATGGAAATTCATAGTCTTCATAAAATGCAGTATTATACAATGTGCCATAATAGTGATATACTTTTTTTATCTCCATATTGTTTGTTTTAATAAACTTTTCAATGACATAGTTCGCATCGTCCATATCAATTGCGGGGAACATTATAGAGTAGAGTTTAGATTTTATACATCCATCTCTAAGATAAAAACATACTGAAAACCACATAAACGAAGGTCTTGTTTGAAATCTAGTAAACATAGGACGAACGTATTTTTGAAGTCCATAATATTTAAAGTTGGTTTCAGTAATAAGTCGTTCATTTATCATAGCTAACATTGTTGTTTCTGTTTTTTTAATATCTTGACTTGTGCATACTCCTTTCATCCATAATTTTAGACTATTATTTTGAGGTATTTTTTTAACGAATGCTTTTATTGCAAGGAAATATAAAACATAATAATCATTTCCTACTCGTATATATGGAACACCTCTTTTGAAATCATTGTAAACTTTCATTTCTAACTTTTTATTTTAAACGTCATACTTTGCTTGTAAGGCCGTATCTTTTACAGTTTGGTCGATTGTATTACTATTACACTAAAATCGCCGTAGTGGTCAAATATGACCTATTTAAAGCCTAGTGCATCGTAATTAACTGAACCATCTTCGTTCTCTATGACTATTTTACTGTTCTCTTCTTTATTCTCAAATGATTCATTATAATACATTTCCCAACTTCTTTGGTTTATGTAGGTGCTTAGGTTCTTTAGTTCGGGGATAAATGTCTTAGGGTCGGTTGCTTTACGTCTCTTTAGGGCATTACGGTCGTTCATTTCATTCTCAAAGCATTTCCCAATAATCTTAGATACTTCTTTGTAATCTTTATGCTTCTTTTTAAAGTTCCCGTATTCTGTGTCTAATCCTCTCGCTTTGCCACCTTCTTTCTTGTATTCTAGTCTAAACACATCGAACAAATCCATGCTTTTGTCGGCCTTCGCCCCGTTACCAACTTTATTAGATTCAGACATTAACAAATTGTTTGATGAAGATTCTTCGATTGGTGAGTTAGTCTCTGAATTATCTTTAGGTTCTTCTGTAGCTTGTTCAAATTCGTATAGTAGAGATAATTCTTTTTTTGTGAGCTTACTAGGACAAACTTTGTTTGTTTTATTATTATCTTTAGTATTATTATTAATAGTATTATTATCCATGCAACGTTTGTTGCTAGTCACCTGCAACGTTTGT